ACAAAGCCTGAATCAGAAGATCCAATAGATCAACTACAAAGCGATGTGGATGATGAATCTACCTACGAAAGTATAGTAGTAGGAGAGGCAAGGTCTTTTAGTATACAACAAGGGCTGTGATATTTATTTAACCTTGCCCACTCACTTACATTATGTGACTGAAATTATCAGCGACATAATTATTTTAACACACTAATTAAAGTAGTGCATCCTCTCTCAAAGAATAACCTTGACGATCACTCCATGTCTTAACCATAGTTAATAAGGTAGTCCATGTAGTGTCAGCACTTGCAAACTTACGAACTTCTTCGTGATCATTACATCCTCTGATGCAGAAATCTACAAGTTCTTCGCCAATACTATTCCAACAAAGCAAAGCCTTATCAAAATCAAACTGACTCTCTAGAGATACAAATACTCTAAAGGCACTCAATAGTGGCAATAAAATACCATTATTCAGTATGTAAGTTGGATATTCACCACCAAACTGAATTGTTTGGAATTGGTTAGTAGTAGGAGTTTTTCCTCTATATTTAGTCAATGCTAAAGGTTTAACTCCACTTGATAGTAATTTTTGTGCCGTAGGATTGTTATTGATTATTGTATCAATACTTGCCTGCATTACATCTCTAAGTCTGAGAATATCAGGTAGAGAGGCAGTCATCAGCTTGTATCTGAGATTGTTCTCTTTAAACTCTCTTCTTATGACTTGTGCGTTACCATAAGCCATCTTAGGTATAGCAGGTTCTTTCCAATCAAAGTCGTTAACATTAGGCATCAACGCTTTCATCATTTGGATCATACCAAGAACAGTTTGAACACCTGTATCATTTTGGTAATAAGACACATACTCTTCTGTATATGGTGTATCTTTCAACACTTTTTTCATAAGGTTGAATTTACCTGCAATATTCATGTGTGAATCTTCATTCACTTCAACATTGTTGTTCAACCCATATACAATTCTTAACTTACTCTCTTTAGTAAGCCCTGTGTAGATCGTGACAGGAACTCTTTTAGATTCTGGTAAAGATCCATCTTCAAAGCATTCAACGATTGCTTTCATTAGATGTTGACCATTACCTATACCTTCTAGATCACTTGCACGATCAGACATAGTAATTTCTAACATATCATCTTTAACTTTTACAGTATTTGCAAACAAATATATACCATTTGCTGCTAGATGAAACACATCAGGATTTGCTGTGTCTTCGATTGCCTCTATTAATGACTCATCCGATTTAGGTTTTGTGTCCCTTGGATTTGGATGATTCTTTATTGTTTTCTCTTGTGCTAGAGAAATTGCGAATACATTCGCTTGATATGTTTTGATAGATCTATCAAAACGATCTGGTGTGGTTTTTACGCCACTCTCTGTACGAACAGAGATTGTATAATTAGCCATGCTAATCTCCTATTATCTTACGGATCCCTTCGGAACCCTACAAACGATACTTTCAGTACCGATAAGATGATTTTAGAATATATTCGTTTTAAATCAAGGTTATTTAGGAAAAAAATAACTATCGTAATAATGACGATCCATAACATTTAAAAGATAGTCTGCATCATGATCAGATAGATAATCTGTGAAGTCTTTCCTGGTACCCTTGTCTTTTATATCGTTCTTATATAGATGACATATCAATGGTTCATTTATATTTGGATATAGCAGTTCAAAACCTTTTCTTCTTAGATTTACAGTTTGAATAGGCTCTTCTGAAAAGAATATTGATTTTTCGTGTATACCTGAATACTTACCCCATTCATATGTTCCAAAAGCAAAATTAGCACAAAAAGCTGTTTCTATAAAAAGTTCGTCTGTTTCAGGATATACTGTCATCCATTGAGGATTTAGCCAATCATTTATAAGTTTTTCATGAGTAAATCTTTTAAGCAATAATTTACCCAGATCTACAGGAACTCTGCTGTTCTCTTCATACACATAAGGCGCTGCATAACCTGTCAGGATTGTTTTAGAATTTTGAAACTGTATAAGCTCTTTAAGTGTAGTGTCCCACGAGAATGGAAACCATGAGTGTGAATCTATTTGCAATACATACTCTTCATTTTCATACATACTATCAACAGTTGCTCTTGATTTACCAACACCTAACAAATATTGACTAAATTTAGTTGTAATTATTCTAAATTTACACCCATGTTTCTTAAATTCTTCTATATTACTTTGCAGATCTATGCTACTTTTACTGTCTTTATAATGTAAATATATACCAAAACGAAGGTTTTGTGGTTTGTCTGCCTTTGTTATAGCATCATATATAGTAGGTACTAGTTCCGTATCATCTAAGGAACATATTTTTATAAAAATACTAGCAGGATCCACCTTCACAACACGCCACCACTTTCTGATTAAAACCTGGACACCTATAATTATAGCAATATAATCCTGCATGTCTTTCGAAAAGTGTATGATTACATATTGGACATACAGGATCACTCTTTGCCATTGGCAAAACCCCACCAAAATAAACAATTAATAAGAATTATTCCTGTAAATAAATAGAAGATATCCATTATTCCTCTTCTTGTACAGGATTGTCTAAAAACACCACTTTAATTGACATTTGACAATTAGTTGGTGATTGATCACACATCCACTTATTTTGTTGTATATGTTTGAGTGGCGTATTGCACTCAATACATCTATTGATTCTTTTTCTGCTCATATAAAATCTCCTGTACTACTTCTCCAAAATATTTAAAAAATCTTGTACTCATTACTGCTATCCATGTTAAAAGACCGATAGATGTAAGAGATATTGTTAAAACTAATATTATTTCTGTCATTAGAACTCCCTTCTGGGACTAATTTACATAACTGCTTGAACTAGAACTACTAAAGCAGATACAGCTACTAGCCATCCACTTAATTCAGCTCTAGATATTTTTGAATTTACTTTCTCGTGTAATTGATCGATTCTATCGTTGATTCTTTCCTGCCCATCTAATACAAGCATAATTAATTCCTTCTGTGTAAGACCATTAGGATTTTTATGCTCACTCATTTAAAACTCTTCTTTTTTGCCACCAAAGGCTTCATTTATTTCTTCTATTGTTAGTTTACCATCATCTAAAAATCCACGAGCTAATGCTTCTGTGACTTTGGCGACACCCAAAGATCCGGCTAGAAGCACAGAGCTAAGGGTGTCAATACCTATAATTGATCCGGCACCTATGATAGCTAGTCCATTTGCAACGAACACAGCCACCATACGAGCCAAAACCATTTTGACTTTTTCTAATTTAGTCAAACCATTAGGCATTAATTACCTCCACACCCACAGTTAGATCCACAACATTCCATTGTTAATCTCTCAATCTGATAGTCACTAACCATATAACTATAGATACGACTATCGCTATACCTACAATATCTTGTGCGCTACCTGTAAGCGTAAACCATGCGATGAAAAAACCAAGCAAAGTAAACACCTGCGCAATAGACTCCTTTATTGCATCGATAGACCATTTACTTAATACTTTTAAAATAGAAGGAATCTTTTTAATAAACCTAATAAATTGTCTATAAGACCATTTGAGGGATATTAAAGAACCCTTTACTGCTTTTAGCATAAAGTAATATGGCATACCCAATACATCGTAAAAAAACTTAAAAACTTTTTTGATCATTAAAATCTCCTAATCAAAGCACCTGCTTGCGCAATTATCTGCGAAGCAATAATGACAGGAACGACCACTTCTTGTGCTTTCTCTTTTTGGTCGCTAGTCATATCAGCGCCCAACTCCCCCAGATCCATCTCTCTTATGTCTATATTAACAGACACAAGTTCACCTAATGGATTTTCCAAGAACGCCTCTACTTGGACTTCTGTAACAACATCAGCTAATGTATAGTTTTCAACATCTTTGTTTGCTATAGCTCTATCAACATATTCGTTAACTGCTTCTTGTATATTTACTTCTTTTGCAGCTGATTCAGCAATTTTTTCTACATCCTCAGCAGCAGTTTCCTGATCTGTAAATCCAAGAACTTTACCAACTTCTTTCTTTTCCTCAGTAGACAACTGAGCTACAGTTTCAACTTTGGTAACTTCCTGGACAACAGCTTTAACAACAGCTTTAGTTTCTTTGCTTGCGTTACCTAAGTTCTGAACATTTGCTTTAGCTACCTCTTTGACAACCTCTACTTTTTTCTCAGTAGGTAGTTCTTTAACGACTTCAGCAACTTTGGCTTCATAAACTTCTTGAGCTTTTTCTTCGGCTGCAACAACTTCTTCTTCAGATAAACCTTCAGTTTCAACAGGTTCTTCTTCTACTATTTCAATAACAACTATTTCTTTAACTGCATTTTCTGTTTCTTCGACAATAACAGCTACTTCTTCGTCTGTGAGTTGTACCTCTGGATCTCCCTCCTCACTAGGTAGTGAGTCAATCTCCACTTCGTCAAGTTCGGTTTCTTCATCAGCAAAATCTTCTTTAATTGGGATCGTTGTTGTAGTAGTAGTCGTGGTACTAGGAGTAACAATAACAATTTCTTCCAACTCAAATACTTCTTCTTCATATTCAATAACCTCTAATGTGTCTTTTAATTCTATTATAGTATTTACTAATTCGTCTAATGATTTTTGTTCCTCATCAGTTAAATCTTCTCCATCATCAGTTGTGTTGAAAGCTGTAAGTGAATCTTGAATTTCTTTCTGAATACGAGCTTGTTCTTCTTCAAGTTCTTTCTGAATACGAGCTTCTTCTGCTAAACGAAGTCTTTCCTCCTCTTCTAAACGAAGACGCTCTTCTTCTTCAGCTTTTTCTTGAGCAATACGCTCTTCCTCGGCTATGCGCTCTTCTTCAGCAATACGGGCTAACTCAGCTTCATAAGCCTCTTGAGCTTTACGATCTTCTTCTTCTTGAGCCAAACGCTCTTGTTCAGCTTCATAAGCTAATTGAGCTTCGTATTCTTTTTGCTTTCTATCTGCTTCGGCTTGTGCGTCAGCGTCATCTTGTGCTTTTTGATTAAATACTGTTAGTGTCGGTTCAGTACTGTAGCCACTATAAACATTGTTAGTAGAAGAAAAGGCTCGAATGCTAAAAGTATATTCTCCATTAGGAATGCTTGCATAAGGTATAGTGTACTCTGTTTCTGAAATGTTATAGACAACTGTTTCGTTCTCAGCACTTGTTCTAAAGTAAAGCTCATAAGTATCAGCAGTTTGATTACCTGTATTAGGTGCGTCCCAATCTACAACTACACCAACATTATAAGTTTGTGATACTACAGGATTCATAGGTGGTCCAAGAGTTGCTACCCATTGTGTTGTTTGAAAATTATTACTATCACTATCAGTACAAGATTCTCCATTATCTAAATCTCCACACACACTAAACACCCAATAAAATGTACCTGTTTGTATATTCGATTTATCTAGATCGTATTCTCTTAATGCTGTATCAGTAATAATTACTCTTGTCCAAGTTAAATTGTCATAACTGTAATTTATATGAAAAGAGTGTGCGTCTACACTACCATCTGTATATTCCCAGGTAAACATTACATCTTCGCCACTATAGTTTACTGATACACTTGTAGCGTCATCTGGTGTAGGTGGAGGTGGGACTGTATAGCTAGCTACATTAGACCAATTAGAATATCTAGCACTTGTATCGTTATCAGACCTTATCTTTACATAAAGAGTACTACCTACTCCCCAATCAGTAAAAACTGCTGATAAATAAGTTTGTGTAAAGGTATATGATGTATTTAAAGCGTTACTATCGCCAACATTACCTGTTGCAACTGCATAGTTAGTACCCACAAAGTTGTCATCACTAAAAGCTATCGCATATCTCTCTGGATCATATTCATAGTTTATATTTGGTGCAGTCCAACTTATGGCTACATCTCCAGAAGAATTTGTAGCTGTTGTATTAGTCGGATCACCTATGCCATCAAGTATCTTAGGATCATCACAAGCGTCTGTTCCTGTAGGTGCAGACCAATCTGTTTGATTAAATTCAAAAGGAGGACCTGCATAAAGATTCCAAGACTTTTCAGTAGAAAGTTCAGAAAAACTGTAATCAGTTATGTTATTTGCTCTAACTCTATAATAAATATTATTTCCAGCAGGATCATTAAAGTAATACTTTAAATTATCAAGACTAAATGCGTAATACTGCCAAGTATTATCTTGATGTCCAAAAGAGGTAGTAACACAAAAGCTATTTGTTTCTGTTATACCACTACTTGTACTAAAAAAGATTGTATAGCTTTCTGGTGGACTAGCTTCTGCACCATCAGAACCTAATATACCAATAGTAAATGTCCCTGCGTTAACATCATTACTAGCATTAGTATCATAAGGTGTTTGTGTATCGACATGATAAGCCATAGCAATAGGAAATGGATATACAAGCAGAAAGACTATTAATATACGAGCTAAGGTATTGAATTTACGAAGCATTCTCTCATTACTTCCTACCTCTTCCCACCATCATATTCTACGGCATGACCTTTAGAAACCATCTCTTTATTTATGTTTATTTCTTCGATATATAGCTCACCAAGTATACGACCATACTTTCCAGATCCATATGACTTCATTTCTACATCTTGATCTTCTAATCGATCAATAAGCCACTTTTTCGCAGCCAACCCTCGTTTTTTCTCTTCAAGATCTCTTGTTCGTGATTCTGGCGCATTAATGCCCACGAGTCGTACACGACATTTATGCCACACATTAAAACCCAAATCAATTCTAACATCTACTGTATCTCCATCTACTACTCTTAATACTTCTATTTTATAATAATACATTTTACCTCATGAATGATAGAGGGGGCGTAAACCCCCTCAATCTTTATTGCGCACCAATTATTTCGTTTCCGAAATACTTATCCCTTAGGAATGTTAGACATAAATTTGAAAGGTGCCTCTTCTAATACATTTTGTAATGCTGAAAAGAATGCTGCACCTGCTGCTACTACTGCGCCTTCCATGACTGACATATCTAGCCAACCACTTTGTGCTGCAACTATAACACCAAAGCCTGCTTGCAAACCTGTTCTAACTGCTCTTACTAAGGACACTTTAAAAGCGTCTGTTAATAACCATTCCATTGAAAATCTCCTAACTTTCTTTTGCAAAAGAAATGTCCCAGGTCTTTTTACCTAAAACACCATCTTGTTGTAGCCCAAACTCTTCTTGAAGTTCGAGTACCTTTTTCCTTGATCCATTTCCATACCAACCATCAGGACTTAAACCAACAGCTATTTGCCATGCTTTTAGTTCTTCTGATTTCATCATAGGTACTTGTACCTTGAAGTATGTATTAGGCCATTGAGGAAAATCTTTTGAAAAATCGTATACTTCTGTTTCTTTTTTTTCTTCTACAGGGCTTTTTGAATATACAGGATCAGATCCTGAAATAGTTTTAAAATCTTGCCCTTCTATGTAATCAAAATCAATATATTTTACTATTACTTTTTCACCTGATAAGATAGCATCTCTCACAATCGGATAGACATCGGTGTACGCATCACGACTTGAGCCGACAAATCCGTCAGGTTTCACTTTATTGCTAGTTTGTGAATTTCCTAAAATTAGACAGCCGCTAGTGCTTGAATCGTCATTTCCTGTGTGCCAAAGGATCCACTCGAAATTAGGCACATCATTAACATAAATCATTCCTTTATGCCAATCAGCACCATACCTTTGTAGGTAGCGTGAGTGAAAACCACCTTCAGTACGAAGTGTTAGTTCATAAATACCGGCAGGTATTCTTGTTTCATGTTTTACTTTGACATCTCTAAATTCATCTTCGACTGTATAGCAAAGAAATTTTCGTTTATTATCTGTAGTATCAAAAAGCAAACCACTTGTAGAATCTGCTTCAGAACTGAATCGGATTACCTCTAATATCATATCTAGACCATTTTAGATGAGTAGTATCTTGTTTTAGGTATTTAACAATTATATGGGAAAAATTTTAGATTATCCCAAAAATACATCTTTTGTTCTGAAGATACAGTAAAACTAACCTGTGCAGGTGGCGACCAATCTCCTGATATATCTTTATACCACTCTGATCCACCATCAATAGAAGGTGCCTGCATAAACCATCTACCATGATTAGAAATGCAAAAATAGTGATGAAAGTGACCTGTAACGACCATATCGCTATCCCCTATCGGTTGTTTGCCCATACATTGACCTGCAAACCACTTAATTCCTTTATCAAAAGCATATCTACCTGTTTTAATTGAAACTCCAGATCTAAATTGATGACCATGAGCAAACCCAATAACTTTACCTGATACATCAACAGTTGCAGATAATTCGCTGTTAGGTATGTAAAAACTAACATGACCGAATGCTTTTTTATTTTGTCCAACTATTTCTTGTACTTGTTCAACTATTGCTACATCATGGTTATCTGCAAAATCAGTATAAGATTTTCCGTTATTACGATTTTCTCCGTGATTTCCGGCTATTGCGCAGACGACAACATTATCAAACAATGGCGACCACTCAGTTAGAGCTTTTACCATAATTCTACGAGCTACCTTAACCTGGTCCCTAAGATTGAGCTGAACTCCAAAAGTTTGTGTGTCGTAATGCCCATTACAGTTTTCGATAATATCACCTAAGGATATGACATAAAGATTCTTAATTTTCTTTCCATTTTTCCTTAGCTTTTGTACATGATCTACGAAATCAGGAATCATTTGGTTAAGTCTTTCAACTATTGCTACTGTACCATCTCCATCTGGTTTTCCTAATTGCCAATCTGACCAACAAAAGACTATTGAATCATCTTTATCTACTTTAGGAAGTTTTGGTTTTTTAGCTTTTTTAACTTCTTTCAGTAGTAGATCATAGTCAGGATCATCTTCATTAATCTTTGTTCTAGATTGTATTTTGGCTTTATAGTAAAAAAGCCTTGTTCCTCCATCAGTCGGACTATCCCATGACCTTACCTCTACCGGCTCTATGACTTCATATTTTTGAGGATCTAACTCTAATTGAGTAAGAATATCATCATATATGTTGATGTCATTCCTAGTCTGAGGCTCTGATATTATTTCACCCTTATTACCTTTTAGCTTATAGCTTGGTTCCCATCCTTTAGGGTGATGATTATCAGACTTTTTCTTTTTACTCTCTAGATCAGATTGATTCTTGTTATATTCATCAAGACTTGACATAGCGATCCATTGTATTTTTAAGTTGTGTACGGATAGTGTCAATCATTAGTGGACATCCTTTTTTTTCAGATAACCACTTAGCAGCACGAAGTGCCGGTACACCATCTTTTACCCCTTGACATGCCTCTATCCATGCAGCCCTGTTAGACTCTGATTGTTCTCTCCAAGGGATTGTTCCAGGTTTTTTACCCTGCTGTGCATACTCTTGTAAACTAGACAATTTATTCTTCTTCTTGAGTTTCTACTTTTTGCCCTGATATGCTTGTAAGTACCTGTTGTAAACTTTGATTTTGAACTTTAAGTTCAGAATTTCTAAGTTCTAAGTTCGCAATTTTTTCAGCAGTATCAGCCAACATAGCTCTGAATGTTTTATTCTCTGCCATTGTTTTATTAACTAGATCTGCTGTTTGTTCAGGAGTTAATTGCTGCTGTTGATTTTCAGCCATAACCATTCCTTTCATAAATTAATACAATAATTATAACATTATTATATACACGAAAAGTGACAGAATCTATCTTTTAAGAGATATTATTTTCTCTACAACCACATACACAATCATTTAAATCATATACATGAGTGACAGATTTTTGATCAATAGTTTTTGGAGTTCTGTCTGTTATTCTACTTTTTTTAAGAAGTTCCCATTCTAAATTGTAATTATTAACCATAATACTTTATGGTACTATAAAAATACATTCTCCAGGGCATTCTTCAGCTGCCTCAACAACAAGATCTTCTTTACCTTTAGGAACTTCTGCTTGTCCCTCTGATCCTTGAGAATTGCCATCTGCGTAAGAAAATACCTTATCGCCCTCTTTCACATAAGCAAGTCCATCATTTTTCATAGCAAAGACTTCAGGGCATATTTCAGCACATAATCCGTCACCTGTACATAAATCTTGATCTATCCAAACTTTCATAGATACATATTACCTTATTTCTTGTTCCGTCTTGTCATATCTCTATATCCACCAGTAAATTTACTTCTTAATTTGAAAGATTCATCATTTATTGCTTTATGATCTTTTTGTTCAAATTCTGTTACATCAAGTCCAATTTTTTCTCTTTTAAATGGTATAACATGCAAAAATGGATCACCTCTTTTTAATATAGTGTCACCCTCACTATGCCATATGCTAGGAAAGTTAACTTGATGGAATGTGTCAGTTTCCACGATGCCAGGTATCAAAGTAAAGTCTTTATTAGGATGCATCTGTGGTGCTAAGAATAAAGTTGACCAACCTGGAGGTGTCCAAAAAAACCACGGACTTGTAAATTTTACAGGTTTTTTGTAATCTGTTTCGGCAAAAGGATATGTAGGTAATTGATCAAAATTATGAAATTCTAAATGACTACTATTAGAATTTATTTGGTTAGTTTCAAAATGAAATACATCTCCTTGCCTTTGAACTAACATATCATACCAAAATGGAATTATGAAACCCTCTGTAAAGTAATCAACAACTGCTGGACATTTTTTAATACTATGAGAACTATAATCTCTTAACATTGAACCCATTTTAGGAAAAGGTTGAGTATCAAGTCTAGGAACATCTAAACTTAGCTTTGTAAACCACTCTGGTATCATTTGACCTGCTGGTACAGGTGGTGCTAATTCTACAAGTGGTGCGTCCATTGTAGAAAAACGCATATTTTTTTCTTTTATAAATTTCATATTTTCTTTTTAAAAAACCAATGATCTGGCTCTGCAAAATGCAAGAAAATCATACCAACATTATTCCAATCAGGATTTGGAAATTCAGGTCGCCAATGTTCCTGATCTTCCCCATAAAAAGCTAGAGCTTCATTTTCCTCTAATTTATATTCAACATCTTCGATTATTAATGGCCATTGAACATTTTGATATAAACAAACATCTAATGTATATGTACAAGCATTAGTGTCTGTGTGCTTAAACAACTTCGCCTCAGGTCCCTCATAATGAGCTAGCAAAGAGTATGTGTATTCTAATGTATCAGAGTTAAATATTTCTCTTGCTTTATCTACCATTGGCTCTGTGTATTCTTTTAATTCTGGTAAATCACGATCAGCTATTTCATATCTACCAAATTCTTTAAAATATGGAAATTCTTTATATTTGTAATGCAATAAAGATTTTAATGTATTAAATGTATGATGATCGAATAGATCCTTAACTAATTTTACTTCTTTCTCCATGATTTACCTTTCAATAACTTTTTAGGTCGTCTTTCTAAAGCGTCTGGATATAAAGTATTAGTATCTCGCCTATTTACTGCTGATCCTACAATCATATTCCATCTTTCGCTAAATGTTTCGTTCCACTCTACCCATTCTACCTTCACAGGCTTTGAAAATAGTAAATTAAACATAACTGTGTCATGATTAAGTTCTAAAGTATCTTGACTAAGATCAGTCCACTCAAAAGCCCAAGACAATCCTCTTGACCATCCGTATATAGGCATAAAACCAGGTACTAATGATATAGGTAAATTTTTACCTGAATTTCTATCTGATGGAATAACATCTAACCAAACATCTGGATCATCAGTAAAAAACATAAAAGGCATAGTTATCTGCATAACAGGTTTATCAGGACTAGCCCACGCTTCTTTTTCTTCAAGTATAATTTCTTTAAATGGTCCATGATGTTTAACTGCACCATGATAGTTCGCAGACATACTGTAGCCGTTAAACCTATCTATTTCATCAGCAAATTGATTTTTTGACAAATTAACTTTTACATAACTAAAAGGAAAATACATTTCATACATACGATTTCGCATATATTGTGTAGAAACACAACCATTTGGTGCTTTTACAAATTTTCTTGGCTGACCATAATTTATAATCGGTATTGAACTAGTGTCCTCAATTTCTTTTCCAGGTGAATTAGCTAAAGGTTTGGGTATCGTAAAAGCAACTGTAGGTAAATTTCTATTACTTTCTCTAAGTGGTTTACTCCATATTTTGCCATAATCAGGTATTTTTATTGGACATTTACTCATCAATTACTCCTTCTTGTTTCCATATTCGTTTATTTTGTTGTGTTAACCATCTATAAAAACCATTTTGCCTAGTTCTTTCGGCAGCCCTAACCTTATTATAATACTTTTCATCAAGCTGATCCATTTCTGCGACTTGTATTTTTGGTAAAGTTTCTCTTTTAAATGGAATAACCTGTACCAAAGGCATGCCTTGTCTAAATATTTTTTCGCCTGTACCATGATATAAAAATGGTATATTCATTTGATGATAACTATCTGTTTCTACAATAGATGGTAAAACTTCTATATCTAAATTTCTGTGATACCACGGATCCATAATCATAACTGACCAACCAGGTGGAGTAATAATATCCCACGGATTATCAAATTTTAAAGCTGTATAAAATGTATGATCCATCATAGGCATACTACCTATTGCCCTAGAGTCATGAAAAGTTATTGTTTCTTCAAATGCGTGTTTGTTATACCAATTTAAACCTGTACTTTTATCATGATGTATTTTAAGATCTAACCACAACGGAATAATATATCCCTCGTGCATTATATCTTTTACTGTTGGACACTTTTTTAAAGAATTATCTTTATAAGGAACTGTATTCCAACTGTCATCTTTACCCTCGCCATGTTCTCCATCACGCATTTCTGTCCACTCACGCTGTAAGTTTTTATACCACGCAGGTATAAACTCTTTAGCAGGTCGAGGAGGTGCTAGATCGATATACTCAGGTTTTTTTGTTAAAAATTTAATAGTATCAAATTCTAATTTATGTTTCTTTTCTTCTAAAAATCTGTTGTACTTTTTCCCCATCATCTACCTGTCATTCTAACAACAAAGTAGCTGACATCACAGCTCTTAAGTGTTCTTCAGGTTTGTCTGTGACCATTGTTTTATATGTTATTTCATCTCCATCTTCCCAATGGATAATTTTTATAGAATTAAAGTTTTCTTTTAAATAAGTTATTACAGTATTTATATTCAAGATCTGATCTGGTTTCCAATCCATAACTACTTTTGTTCCTGCATTATTAGACAATGTAGTTTCTGCACCTACAAGAACATCATATTCTTTGCCATTTGCATAAACTATCATTAGATCTATATCAGATAAATTTAAGCTATCAACAGTTATTACATCTACAGCCTGTGAAGAATCTCCAAACACCATATCTAGTATGCCACCTGATTTATTGTCTTCAAAGAAATACATAGTACCTGTTCCATTTTCATCAGAGCATGCTTTGTTGTAGTTTTCAGCAGCATTATAGTTTGCATCTAATATTGCATAGCGATCAGAGTTGGGTTCTATATTTACTGTTTCAACACCATCTCCTTCTAATATTCCTGTTGCTACACCACATCCTGCACCTACAATTACAGCTTTTGTAAAGTTAGTTCCGTTATCAACTAGATAAAACTCTAGTGAAGGATTTATATGACCTAGTGTTGATGCCTTACGATATTCAGATTTATCTGTTTCATCAATATTAATTACTATTCCATTTCTAAAAGTGTGTGATTGTGCCATGTTTATATCCTACTACCTAAAAACTAATATTTACACCTTCTGGGATATACATTGGTGGTAATCCATCAAAGTCTATTTGGTGACCTAACCATGTAACTATAGCGTACTTAGTACCCTCTAAAACAGGCATTGCCTTATGTGAATAAGCGTAATTACTAGGAAACAAAACTAAAGCAGGTTTATCTGGTTTAACCATTTCGTCAAAGTGACTAAAATAAGTTCCACCACCCTTGTATTCAGTTGGATTTAAAAGTATTAAAGCCGATAAATGTCTAGGATTGTGAGGTGCATAATCACAATGAGCTTTATATTCCTGACCACCTTGATACCTTAAAAGTGTATAACCCTCATCAAAGTGAATATTTACTTCATACTTATCACAATACTGCTTTACATAGATCTGTAATTTATTAGCTAATAATTCCTGTATATTTTTAAGATCTCTTATGTAATTATCTTTACCATCTTTTATAGCGTCCCTAACTATTCGTGCTTCACCTGGTAAATTAGCATTTTTACTTATTGGGAATAATTGATTTGTTCTAATATTCCCACCTTTGTGACCTTTTCCAATTCCTGCATCTTCAAAACTCATTTTAAAATCAGGATCTTTGTCTATGTTTTCTATTGCGTCTATAATCTTTTTTGCCTGATCTTCTGTTAAAAAATCATCATATATCTCAACACAACCCATAACTTGTTTCATAATATTTGCCTCCTTGTTAAATTTTCTGCTGGCACACCATCTAGAAATGAATCTATATCAAATCCACTTGAACATGCAACTAGAAAAGCTGATTTCCTACCATCTAATAAAGGTGTTGTAGAGTGAGAAAATACAAATGCACTAGGCATTATAACAAGACTTCCTGCTGGTGGTTTATAAGAAGGACTATCAAAATAACGAAAATCTAAAGCGCCACCTTTATGATCATCTGTCAAATATGTCAAACAAGTAATCCTCCTTAAAAAAGGTGCGTTCCAAAATCTACCTGTTTCAGGATTTCTTGTTGATCTATTATCGCCATGATAATTCATGTGCTTAGGTGGTTTATAAGTGATGTATTGATACTGTTCCATCCAATGTATTTCATCCTTTACATCAGGATATATTTCACAATATTTATTAATTTTATCTAATGTATTTCTTTGAACTTGAAAAAAAAATTCTACACTTTCTTTTTCACGAAATTCTGTTTCTGGATCAAATCTTATAGGACCATTTGCATTTCTAACAGTTTCATAATTACCACCTCTATCAAAATCATTATTTTTTATTACAATATCTTTCCATCTATCTACTTCTGAGTTCATAATATCTACTACACCATCAGGAACTTCTAAACAATTTTCCCAAGAAATAACACCAGGTACTATTTCCTTGTATTCAACTTCCCTCCAAAGTTTTTCTAAAACCATTATTCTTCTTCTTGATCGCTATGGAATACTGATAATTCTGCTTCTTTAAATAATTCACCATTCTTAGTAAAACGCAAGTTATACCAACCAACATTTAGTCTGATATGTTCTGTTTCGTAAATTTCTAATCTTTTGTTAAAGTTTAAATTGTGAGATTCTACTTTGTTACTATCTGCTTTAGGATTTTCGTAATCTTTTTCCCATACTTCTAAAACAAATGTTGGATCTGTTTCAAAAATACCAAAATCGTCTACAAGTCGGTAAATTAAATAATCTGTATCAGAACAGGTTTGTGGAGTATATATTTCTTGAAATTCTGGTATTTTAAAAGCATGTGCCTCATTTTCATTAATGACATACTTTTGATTGTTATCTGATAAGCCGTGATGTATTTCTTGGAATTTTCCAAACCATTCATGTTTATAGTCATCTATATTATGATTTTTAGGTACAAAATATACCTTTCTCATAATTCCTCCCTTATTGCTTTATACTAAATTAGGTCTGGTTGTAAGTAATTCTTTTAAATAATCTACAGTTGGTCCTAAAACTTCAGACTTTCCAGCTTTGTAAGTTGCTGTGTCAGCGAGAAAAGCATCTTCATCAAAGTCTGCTGGTACTTCTCCTAACTTATAAAGACTGTTAGCAATAGCTTTGTCGATCATTTGTAGTGCGTCAGCTTTTTCTACTGCTAAAGCATCTGCGTCTATTGATAATTGCATATCTTCTCCTATAGTGTAAGTTTTACCACATAAGTATAGCATTAAATAACTCATGGTTGAGTCCATATCTAATGTCATCATTGTCGCAACATTATCTTGAACACTTTGTGGTATTTCTATTGTAGTTGAATTTTTGTAAGTATTGAATATTTTATAATGCGACCATAAAAGATCTTCACCCTGTTCACCATGTTCTACAGTATCATGTAAAAGATCATCAGATACATTATTTGAATTATTGCCAATAGGTGTTATTTTTTGAGCTACTATTCCTTGAAAAAAAGTATCTCTGTATAGATATGGTTTATCTTCTTTAACATAAACTACATCATACATATTTTCAGTTAAGGTGAATTTATATCCAGATTCTAAACATAAACCACAAACAGCACCACAAGGAACAGTATTTCCCTCGCAATCTTCTGCATTGTAATTAGTCAAAAAATCTTTTCTACGAATAAAAAAATCACAATATTTTGCCCCATTTAGATCAATGTCTGCATAACCAAAACTACCTTCAGAGGTAAATTCAATTTCAGATCTTGGTGCTTCGTGATAAAAATCTTCATAAGTATTTTCTGGGAATAGCAAATTTGGATCGCCCATGTGTCTACCAGGCATATACCAAAGAGTATAATTGTCGTAGTCTTGATCTTCTCTACTGTAATAAACTCTGACAGTAGACATTATTATACCTTAAATGTTTTGACTGTTCCGTCAGCATATCCTGTGACATCTGTCAACACACCTGTTAATGGTATATCCTGAGAAATTATAAAAATTACTCCACCACCTGTTGTGGCTTCTCCTGTAGCCTTAATAGTTCCATATCCTTGTATTTTTCTAGCACATAAAACTACAATTCCTCCACCATGACTTACGCTATCTCCTGCACCACCTTGTAATGCGACAGGAGTTGTTTGACCACCATGTACAATTACTCCTCCAACTGCTATATCCGGATGATTAAAGTATTCTGCACCTACTGTAGGCGCTGTAGCTGTATATCCATTACCATTTCCACCAAGAGAGTTTGTGACTGCTGCACTCGCGCCACCTCTAAGAGTTCCTGATGTAGAAACACCACCAATTCTTCCTATTGTTGTATCTGATTGGTTAGTGGAAGTAGCTGCCATAGCTAATGTATTTCTTACAAAAACTCTATATCCTGCTGTGTCTAATGCAATTCCTGGATCTATTGTCAAATTGTTATAGTGCATATCTCTTGTTAAAGATGTATTAGAACTTATTTGTACATTTCCATCCATACCAGATCCATAAATAGAATCAGGAATAACATCAAATTCGGTATAATCTATCTCTGGCTCTCCGACCTCTCTTATATTTCTTCTATAATATCTTCTGCCCATATTAAGCCCCCGGATCCGTGTCTGTTGCTGCGATATTGTATACTGTCACAACAGATCCTGCTGTAGCAGTTCCAGATCCACCTGTTCCTGCCGCTGCTGCCAATGTTAAACCACTTGGCAATGGTTTTGTTCCTGTAATTAAAATTAATGCGCCACCACCAGCATTAAAAGCTGTTGATGCAGTTCCTTTAGTTCCCCCTGCACCACCTGGGTGATAGTTTGTTGGGTTAGCAGCATAGTTAGTTGCGTTAGTATTTCCACCATAAGAATATCCATAAGAATATCCATAAGAATAGTTATTACCTGGATATGAATAATTATTACCAGGATGTGTATTTGTATTACCTGGATATGAATATTGATTACCAGGATGTGTGTGTGCATAATGGTAATGGTAAAAACCACCAGCAAAGTTGTTTATCGGTGGTCCTGGATGCCAATGGTAATGTGTATGAGATGAAGATGGATTAGATCCATAATTTGTTGGATTTGATCCATAGTTAGTAGGATTAGATCCATAATTTGTTGGATTTGATCCATAGTTTGCACCTGAGTTTGATCCATAATTAGTAGGGTTTGTATTACCAGGATAAGAATAATTATTTCCAGGTGTTTGTGCGTCTGGCGCTGGTGCGCCATCTGTTCCATCAGAACTAGCTGTTGAATCATCTGCGTCAGCTCTAATTGTTCCGTCACCTGAAATTGTTTTTGCTACAACTAAGACCACTCCACCACCTACTGCGCCTGTGCCTGCTGTCGCAGCATTACCATCTGCGCCTCGACCACCTCCTGCACCAACTGTTTGATAATTAGCCCAGTTAGTGTCAGATCCATCAGTTCCTGAGGTTGCATTTGCTGTAATTGTTCCTTCAGTTCCACCAGATCCACCACTTAAAAATTTAAAAGAGCTTGTAGCTTGATCAAACTTTTGTCCTGCTAAAGCAACTGATAGATTAAAGAAATCAGATTCACCATCAAAAAAAGTATTACCTGCGTGTTCTTCATCTGTTTGTTCTGAAGATCTACCACCTAGAGTGTCTGTAGCGTCTATACCTTTACCAAATCCACCTTTTAATGTTCCAGTATTTGTTTTGTTTGAATATCTACCAATTTTAGAAGTTGAGTCTGTAAATGTTAAAGTTCCTCTAACAAATACACGATAACCATTAGTATCTAATGTAACACCAGAGTTTATTGTAAGGTCGTTGTAATACATATCTCTAGCAAGAGTTGTATTAGATGCTAATGTGACATCACCATCTTGACCAAACCCATATATTTCATCACCACCTAGTCTGTCCAAAAAAATTGGCTCAGGTATTTGTATTTCAGGCATTAGCTTACCTCTACACCAGAAACATGTATATTGACTGAAGTTGCTGCTGAACATTTTGCAGCGACTGAAGCAGATGCCGGTATAACCATAGCCAAGTCAATGACTGAGGTTGTATTAGCCGAAACAGTAATATCGCCAAATACGATATGTTGATCTCCTGTTGTGTCCCCTGAAGGAATAACTTTGATTTCTACTGTTCTGTCAGTTGCTGTATAGTTCGACAACATTATTTGCTTTATGATACATTTATTAGAATTGCTGAAAACTTGTGTTTCAGATGTTCCTAATGCTGTGACCTCTGCTAACTCTGCTGCATTATATACTGCCATTTATTCTCCTATAATCCCATCCAGACCAACGCCTCATTAGTAAAGAGTTGAACCGGATTAATTTTCTTCATTGTTGTATCTGAATTATCATATAAGATAACCAGATCATTATCTTCATCTACATCTACAGATGTTCCATCTGCAAGTCTTGTAGCATCTAAAGCTATGTCAACTGCACCTGATGTTGCACCACCTGATATACCTGAAGTTGTACTTGTTGTCACACCTGTGACATCACCAATATCTAATTGTAACCAAGCACTTGAAGTTCTTACTTCTAAACGATCATCATCAGTATTGTATATAACCATACCTTCAGTAGCAGTAGTTATTGCATCTCTTTGCACTTCTGTATATGCAGGTATTAGTGGACCACCATCAACATGACCATCTTGAAATTCTTTTAGACCTGTACTATCAGATCCTGTCATAGCTACTCTAATTAGTTGTTGTCTATCAGCCATAATTAATTACTTTCCTTAAATTTCTCTGAGTCGAGCTTTGCGTTTACTATTTCACTAAGCGTTTTCCCACCAACATTATTATATTCTAAACTTTCCTGATCTATGGCTTTTAACTCACCTAAAGTAAAAATAGTCCATACACTAGCCCAACCTAGACCAAAACCTGCTAAAAATGATATAAATACTTCCATTAGTTTGCACCACATTCGCAATTTGAACAGCAACATTCATCTCCTTCTACTCCTGTATGAGGATCATTTGACATATATTCTTGCACCCCCTCTACTAGCTAACCAAGCCTTATGTGTTGTTGAATTGTAATTATCTCCGTGAAACATATATTCGCCAGAACCAGTAGTGCTTCCGTGTGCTGGTGTGGCATCTGTGCTTACATTGATCCATGGATCTTCTGCTTGGCTAGCGCTTCTAAACATAACATAATATCCTGTAGCACCACTAATACTTGTAGCAAAATTTGAATCATTTGTTATTGCACCATTTTGTCCTAAGTCTATTCTGTCTAAACTAGCAGCAAACCAATCTCCAGAGTTTGTCACCCACATAATCTTTGTCACACTACCTACTGTTCCATCTCCTGCTAGATCAAATTTAATATTTCTCCAATATGTACCACCATTCGTAGTAGGTATTGCACCAGAAGTATCAAATGTTCCAACAGAATAATCTAAAGGTCTGCTATTTGCGTCATCATACCAACTTACAGTAGTGTTCCATTGTCCAAAAGAAGTTGTACCACTATGCGCTGCTGCAAACATTTGCCACCCACCACCATTTGTTGTCATATCGCAATATGCTTGGAAAGTTGTTCCCTGTGAATCTTTTAGCCAATATGTTCCACTAGAACGAGTAGGATCAAGTGTCAATATTTCAGCAGCAGAATTAGCAGCTGCACTCTCTTGTGTTCCAATAGGAACAGCATAAAATCCTGATTCATTTAACATCATTTGCTCATTTGTTTCAAAACGAGCTGAAGCTGTAGCTGTGCTACTTAAATATCCTGTAGGAAATTTACCTAAAAATCCACCTCTACTCATATTTATCCTTATGTAATCTCGACTACTGAAACAACTATTTCTGCATCTGAAGCTGCACCTGCCCAAGCTCTAATTTGATCGCCAGCTTCTAAAACGAGCTTGCCACCGATAGGATTAAAACTTGAATCAGCAGGAACAGATATTGTATGAGCTAATGCTTTAGCAGTTGTTGTAGAACTATCGTAATAATCTACATAAACATTTACAGCATTTGCGCCATCAACATTTGCTATTTGACATAGTAAAACAACAGCAGTTGTGCTTGCTGGACATTGATAAATCGATGTATCAGCAGTTGTTCCTAAATCAGCATTGACAGACTTATAACTTTCAGCCATATTAATCTCCTAATATAAAGTAGTTTGCTAGACCTGAACTACCACCACCAACTTCGATCCAGCTACTACCATCATATACATTTACTTTCGAGGTAGTGGTATTAAATATTTGTTCCCCACCTGTCATACCTGTAAGAGCATCTCTTTGAGTTGTTGTGAGGTTAGGTAATTTGACAGGTACAGAGAAATCAGCAGCAGTAGCATCTATTTTTAAT